GTGTCCTCCCCCTCCCCGTACCCCCCACCCCCCTTAGCGATTCCCGAACCCCAAGGAGGTGGCCATGGCACGCAAGCGCCGCAGCTACACCGAGGAGTACAAGCGGGAGGCCGCGCAGCTGGTGCTCAGCACTGGCCGCGCCATTGCCGACGTCGGCCGCGAGCTCGACATACCCGAGCAGACCCTCGGGCGCTGGGTATTCGATGCACGCGAGGAAGCCGGCGAAGATCCCCGGGCGCCGCGACAGGTGATCACCAAGACCCAGCTGCCGCCGGACCCCGTCGCCTTCACAGCGTTCCCTGGTCCGTCATTGCTGGAGGAGGTCCGTGCGGCCATCACCAAGATGACCACCGAGGACAAGGACAAAGGTCTGATCGCGCTCGCCGAACGCTACGCCCACATGATCGAGGAAGTGGCCAAATCGGGCGGTCGCGAAGCGGTCTCTGTCATGTACTTGGGACCGCACCTCTTCAACATGCTCAAGGAGCTGGGCGGCACGCCGATGCAGCGGGCCGGCGTTGGCAAGCCGACCGAGAAGAAAAAGAGCCGGCTGGAGCTTCTGCGCGGAGGACGGGAGGCGGGCTAAGCCATGGTGTCTGCAGCTGGCAGGGAAAAGCTGTACGGCTGCGAGACGCCAAGGATCTACACGCCCGAGCGCAGGGAGCTGACGCGGGAGACGTCGAAGGGCTTCGAGTGCATCGACTTCGCCGAGCAGGTCCTTGGCATCCCGCTCTTCCCCTGGCAGAAGTGGCTGCTGATCCACGCGCTGGAATTGAATGAGGACGGCTCGTTCCGGTTCCGGACCGTGGTGCTGCTGGTTGCCCGGCAGAACGGCAAGTCCACCCTGATGCAGGTCCTCGCTCTGTGGCGGATGTACATGGACGCCGCGAAGCTGACAATCGGCACGGCGCAAAACCTGGACATCGCCGAGGAGGTCTGGCGCGGCGCGGTCGAGCTGGCCGAGGGCGTGCCGGATCTCGAATCGGAGATCGAGCGGATTGACAAGACCAACGGCAAGAAGGCGCTGGAGCTGACCAGCGGCGAACGGTACAAGGTCCAGGCGGCTAACCGCCGCGGCGGCCGTGGCCTATCCGCTGACTTCGTGATCCTTGACGAGCTGCGCGAGCATTCCAGCTGGGATGCCTGGGCGGCCATCTCCAAGACGACGATGGCCCGCCTGTTCGCGCAGGTCTGGGCAGTCTCGAACGCCGGCGACGCATCATCCATCGTCCTGCGGTTCCTGCGGAACATGGCGCACATGGCGCTGGGGAATCCGGATGGGCTGGAAGACGTCGTCGTTCCGGAGCTGGACGAGGACGACGAGGCCGACAGCGACTCGCTGGGCCTGTTCGAGTGGTCGATGGCGCCAGGCATGTCGATCTGGGACCGGCACGGGTGGGCGCAAGCCAACCCCTCGCTGGGCTACACGATCACGGAGAAGTCGATCGCTGCGGCGGTGAAGGGCGAGCCGGAAGGCATCGTCCGGACGGAGGTCATGTGTCAGTGGCTGGACACCACGGCGGACGGGCCCTTCCCACCAGGGCGGTGGGAGAAGGGCGCGGACAAGGCGTCACGGATCGAGGGAAGGTTCGCGTTCTGTGTGGACGTATCCCACGACCGGACCACGGCGCACATTGGCATTGCGGGATTCGGCCCGGACGGGCTCCTGACGGTGGCTGTCGTCGCCTCCCGTGCCGGCACGGCATGGGTGAAGAACTGGTTTACGACGGTGCCGGAGGGACAGACAGTGGCGCCAAAAGACAACCCGGACATGGTTGGTGTGACGCTGCAAGCCAATGGCGCCCCGGTGTCGTCGCTGCTCGCCGAGCTGGAGGCCGTGGACGGCCTGAACGTTATCCCCTGGGCGGGCGCTGATCTGTCCCGCTGGACGGGCATGTTCTACGACCGGGTCCGAGGCGTGGAAGAGGACGAGGACGGCAAGCCCATCCCACCCGAGGAGGTCACGCCCCTGATCCGCCACCGCGGCCAGCCCATTCTGAACATCGCCGCAGCAACCGCTGTGGCCAAGCCTTCCGGAGACGCGTTCTTCTGGGACCGCGCCAAGTCGCCCAACGACGCCGCGCCGCTGGTGGCAGTGACGGGCGCGGCCGGAGCATTCCTGGTTCACGGCACCGTGGCCCCGAAAGTCAGTAGCTACGAGGAAGACGACCTCATGGTCGTGTAGGAGGACACCGCATGGAGTGGATAGCACTCGCGCTCATCGTGGCGGTAGCCGCAGCGGCCCTCGGATGGTGGCTGACAGCCGGCCCTTGGCGGCTTGTGAAGGCCCGCAGGGTAGTTGTGAACCTCCGCTCCGGGCAGGCCATCCAAGGCCTGCTGGTCCGCCAGTCAGGGCCGCTGCTGTTCCTCGCCGAGGCGCAGCTGCACGAAGGCAACAACAACCCCGTACCCATCGACGGGCAGGCCGTGATCGAACGGCCAGGCATCGATTTCATCCAGATACTTTAGGGGGCGATGAGACATGGCGTTCGTCGTCTCACAAGGCCAGCTGGCCGCACTGTCCCGGCAGAACGTAGATGCCCGCACCCGGCTAGCGATCACCAGCGATTACACCGCGGACTACTCCAAGATCTGGGAATCCCACGGCAGCGTTCAGACGGTCGTGAACTTCCTGGGCAGGAACATCGCCTCGCTCGGCATCCACCTCTTCCAGCGCCAGGGCGACACCGACCGGCGCAGGGTGACCGACCATCCGATTGCCCGGCTGCTATCCAAGCCGCATCCGCGGGTCACCAGGTACTCGTTCTTCGACACCATGGTCCGTGACGTCGCGATCTTCGAACGCTACCTCGCGGTAAAGATCAAGCTGCAGGACGGAAGCCCGGGCGGCCTGATCCGGATCGCCCCACCGATGTTCACGCCGGTCGGCGGGGACTGGATGATCCCCGAGGCGTTCGAGATCCGCGGCGACAAGGGCAAGAAGATCGTCGCTGCAACTGACTGCATCTACATCCTCGGCTACTCGCCCAAGGGGGACATCGGCGGCGTCTCGCCCATCGAGTCGCTCCGGTCCATCCTCGCCGAGGAATACGAGGCGGCACGGCAGCGCTCGCAGGCGTTCCGCAACGGCGCCCGGGTTAATGGTTACATCGAGCGTCCCCGTGAAGCGCCGGACTGGTCGAGAGAAGCACGGGAGCGCTTCCGCGCAGGCTGGCGTGGACAGTACGGCGGCGGCGGCTCCGATGCCTACGGCACGCCCATCCTTGAGGACGGCATGAAGTTCGTCGCGGCCACGCAGTCCGCACGGGATCTTCAGTACATCGAATCCCGCAAGCTGACCCGCGAAGAAGCCGCAGCAGCGTACTTCATCCCGCCACCCATGGTCGGGATCTTGGACAACGCCACGTTCTCCAACGTCAAGGAACAGCACAAGCACCTGTACCAGGACACGCTCGGCCCATGGCTGCAGCGCATCCAGCAGGAACTTATGCTGCAGCTGTTCGAGGACTTCCCCGGCACGGATGACCTTTACCTCGAATTCAATCTTGAGGAGAAGATGCGGGGCAGCTTCGAGGAGCAGGCAGCGCTACTGCAGGCAGCGATCGGCGGACCGTACATGAGCCGGAACGAGGGCCGCGCAAAGGTGAACCTCCCGGCCATCGAAGGCGCAGACGATCTGATCGTCCCGTTGAACGTCATCACCGGCGGGCAGGCGTCACCGCAAGACTCCGGATCACAGAACCTCGCGGCCAGCCCCGGCCGCAGGGTGAAGTCCACCGAGTTCGAGATCAAGGCTCCGGAGGAGATCCCCGAGGACCACCAGAAGGCCATGGCCAAGGTGTTCGCCAGGTTCTTCGCCCGGCAGCGCCGATCCGTGCTGTCGGCGGCGAAGAAGGACCCGGACTGGTGGGATGCCGAGCGGTGGGACAAGGAACTCCGGGACGACCTCCTAAAGGAGTCCCTCGGCGTCACCAAGGCCGCTGCACTGACCGCACTCGCGGGTATGGGCGAAGACCCGGACAAGTACAGCGTGGACCGCACCAAGGCGTTCCTGAAGACCGTTGCCGAGCGGATCGCCCGGCAGGTCAACGCGGCCACGCTCGCCTCGCTGGAGGACGCGTTCGCGGACGACGACCCGGAGGCCCCGGGCCACGTCTTTGACGTCGCTGAAGAGTCCCGGGCGGACCAGTCTGGCATGACCGCAGCCGCAACGTACGTCGGCTTCGGGATGGTCGAGGCCGCCCGGCAGACGAAGCCGCAGGCGACGAAACGATGGCAGGTCAACTCGGGCAACCCGCGGTCGTCCCATTCGGCCGTCAACGGTGAGGAAGTCCCCATCGATGACGACTTCAGCAACGGCCTGAAGTGGCCGGGATCGTTCGGCGGCGACGCTGACGAGGTCGCCAACTGCCAGTGCTCAGTCGTGATCATCACCTGACCAACGGAAGGAACATCATGCACGTCAAGAATGTGCCCCTTGGCCGGGTGAAGGCCGGCCCAGAGGACGGTCTCGCAGAGGGCCAGTTCATCGTCTACCCGTCCACGTTCATCAAGGAACCTGACTCCTACGGCGACGTCGTTGCCAAGGGCGCGTTCCTGGACACCATCGCGGAGTGGAAGGATTCCGGGAACACCCTGCCAGGCCTGTACGGGCACCGCATGGATGACCCGGACTACTTCGTGGCCGGCGCTCTGGACATGGGCGAGGACGACCACGGCTGGTGGGTGAAGGGCGAGTTCGACATGGACTCACCCAAAGGCCCGCAGGTTTACCGCCTCGTAAAGGGCCGCCGCCTGAATCAGCTCTCGTTCGCGTTCGACACGCTGGACGAGAAGTCCATCACGCTGGAGGACGGCCGGAAAGCCAACGAGCTGCAGCGGCTGAAGGTGTACGAGTTCAGCTTCGTCCCCATCGGGGCCAACCAGGACACGTCCGTCGTCGCCGTGAAGGCCCTCACCGATGCCATGGCCGGCGAATTCAAAGCCGGACGGGTCCTCGCACAGAAGCACATCGACTCCCTGCGTTCCGCGCAGGACGCCATCGGCGTCGTCATCGAGGCGGCCGAGGCAACCAATGACCAGGAGAAGGCCAGCGGCAAACCGCAGGGCAATGACGAGGAGCCTGATCAGGCCAAGTCGGCGCATCCGGTTGAGCCGTCCGCACAGACACTGGCAGAGGCGCTGGAACTCGAAATCGAAGTCAGCGTCTAACCACCCGAAATAACACCGAAAGCCCCGGACACCCTGGGGCTTTTTTCATGCCACGAAAGGTTTGAACATGAGCAAGCTGAAAATGCTGCAGGACGCAGCTCGGGCGGCTGCCAAGTCCGCTACGGACATCGCCGCCAAGGCCGACGCCGAGGGCCGGTCCCTCACCGACGCCGAGCGCCACGACTACGACGAGGCCATGGCCAAGGGCCGCGACCTCCTCAGCCAGATCAAGACCGCCAAGGCCGACGAGGAAATCCTCGCCGGCGCCAAGGCGCTCGCCGATGAGATCGGGGGCTCTGCCCCTGACGACGTCGAGGCGCAGAAGGGGGCAGCCGGCGCCCTGCAGCGCGTGAAGAACCTCGGTCTGGAGGTTGTGAACTCCCAGCAGTTCAAGGCCGCCATGAAGGACTTCCCGGACGGCCGAGTGCCGGAGAGGGCCAAGTTCTCCACTTCCCCGATTCAGGTGAAGAGCCTGTTCGTGGGCGGCAGCGCTACCTCCGCGGGCGCGTTCGTCACCCCGGAGCAGTCCGGCATCATCGAGATGCTGGGCCGCCGGCCGCTGACCATCCGCGACGTCATCTCGGTGCGTCGCACCGGCTCGGACACGATCGAGTACGTGGTGCAGACCTCGCACACGAACGCTGCCGCTCCGGTCGCGGAAGCCACGACCTCCGCGGCTCCCACGGCCCCCGGCACCGCCGGCGCGCTCGTGCAGGCCGCTGGCGGCGGGTACAAGCCCGAAGGCTCCTGGGCCTTCCAGCGCAAGACGGCCACGGTCAAGACCATCGCCGAGTGGGTGCCCGCTACCAAGCGCGCCCTCGCCGACGCGGCCCAGTTGGAAGGCCTCATCAACGACGAGCTGCGCGCCGACATCGCCGAGACGGAGGAGACCCAGATCCTTACCGGCAACGGCACTGGCGAGAACCTGACGGGCATCCTGTCCACCTCGGGCATCCAGACCCAGGCGTTCGATACGGACATCTTCGTCTCCACCCGTAAGGCGCTGACAAAGGCCCAGACCGTGGGCCGAGTCGTTCCGAACGCGATCGCGCTGAACCCGGTGGACGTGGAGACCGTCGACCTGGCACGGGAGACGGGCGGCAAGTTCCTCGGCTCCGGTCCGTTCTCCCTGGGCCCGCGCACCCTGTGGGGCAAGCCGATCCTCGAAACCGAGGGCGTTCCCGCCGGCACCGCACTGGTCGGCGACTTCTCGAAGGCCGTCCTCTGGGACCGTGAGCAGACCTCGATCAGCATCACGGACTCCCACGCGGACTTCTTCATCCGCAACCTCGTGGCGATCCTCGCCGAGGAGCGCGTCGCATTCGGCGTCACCCGCCCGACCGCGTTCGTCTCCACGGACGTCGCGGCCTAGCCAAACCAATCATCTGGCTGGCGCCCTCGATATGAGGGCGCCAGCCAGCTCATAGAGAGGCAAAGCTCATGGCACTGAAGAAGTACAACGTGACCAACGAGACCGGCTACACAACCACGCTGCTCCTATCCACAGAAGACGCCAAAGAGCGCGGGCTATGGGGCAAGGACATCGACGCCGAAGCCAAAGCCCAGGCGGACGCCCCGGCCGACGCCGACGCGAAGGCCAAGGAAGACGCGGACGCCAAGGCAGCCGCAGATGCCCAGGCTCAGGCGGATGCGGATGCCGCGGCAGGAGCTGCGAAGCAGGCGCCGACACCGCAGAACAAGCAGGCCAAGGCCGCAGACACCAAGTAAGGGGTCCTCCCATGATGATCGCCCTGGCTGCCCCCGACTATCCCCTGGAGCCGATGGCGACCGCGGGCGATCTTGCCGGGTTCAACGGCGGGCCGTTCGCGGACCCTGTCGTTGCCTCGGCGGGGGAGTCCATCCGGGATGAATGCGGGTGGCACATAGCCCCCGTGGCCACGACCGTCATGAAGTTCCGGGGTGAGGGTTCCATGATCCTCCTGCCGACGCTGCGCCTGATGGACGTTACGTCCGTCAGGGACAGCGACGGGAACCTGGTTGCTGGCGTGGAGTGGCTGCAGAACGGCATCCTCGAATGCTCTGGCGGGTTCCCTCCCTACGTGGAGGTGACCTTCATGCACGGGTATCGGGTCTGCCCGCCGTCCCTGCTGGCGGTCATCGCCGAGCGCGCAGCGGCAAGGTCCGCCGGGCGCATCAAATCAGAGGCGCTCGCGGGCCGGTCGGTCTCCCTCGAAGGAGGATATGACCCGGTGTCAGCCGGCGTTCTCCAGAGATACAAGCTGGGGGCCGAATGAACCTCATGACAGAACCGATCGGACTGAAGACACGCGGGGCCCCGGTCGATGGTGAGTTCGATGACTACGGGAACCAGGTCTATGGGTCTGACATCGTCTCGGTCAGGTACGGCTGGTACGAGCCACGGTCATCGGGAGAGGACACCTCAGCCAAAGACCAGCAGGTCTACGGCTACTGGGTGGTGCTGCCCCTGGACGCGCCGATCGCTGGAGCCGATGCGGTGGTGCTCTTCGGAACCGTAGGCGACGACGGCCAGATGGTCGGCGGCGAGCACTACAAAGTGGTCGGTCAGCCCGGGCGGCAGCCCGCAGGGTTCCTTGTCCCTGGCTTCATCAAGGCCGCGGTGGAACGTGTGACCGGCTGATGGGTGAAGTGGAGATCTCCTACGAGTTCATCCAGTCCGCCGCCCAGCAGCCGGGTGTCATCGCCCAGCTGCAGGTCGTGGCCGACCGGATCAAGGGCCGCGCTGAAGCGCTGGCACGGCAGGAAGGGGTGGACATGACCGTCAGCACGACGACGGGCACCCGCCCCGGAGGCCGTCCCTTCGTGAACGTCACCAGCGATAACCCTGATCAGGAATTCGGGACGGCGCTGCACAAGCGCTACAGGATTCTCGGCCGGGCTGGTGAGGGCGGGTGAGCAGGTGGCCAAGCATCGAAAAGGCCCTCATCGCCGGCATCCGCATGGATCTCGCCGTCCAGTCCGGAAGCAAGGTGCCGGACAACGTCGAAACCCTGGCTAAGTTCGTCCGCATCGCCCGGGGGCCGGGCGCGGACGACATGATCACCGACGCCCCGCTCGTGGACGTGGAGTGTTTCTCCAACGCCTACGGCACCGCGGACACCCTCTCCGAGGACGTCCGCCAATGGTTCCACGCGCTCAACGGCCGGAAGGTCACAGGCGTCCTCGTGGACAGGGTCCGAACGGCAGCATCGCCCGAATGGGTGGACTACCGCAACCCAGGCACCAACAGGTTCGTGGCCTCCTACCGGCTCGAATTTCGCCAGACCGACTGATCAAACCCATAGAAAGGTGAAGCGCCGCCATGGTGACCTTCAACGAGGCCAAAGGCCACAACACATCCAACATCCGCAAGATCCTCGAAATGGCGATCTTCGTCAAGCCGGTGGAAGACGCCGACACCGCCATCACCAAGGTGTACGACGCCACCGGACTCGTCATCCCCACGGGCTACCTGCCCGTGGGTGTCGTCACCAAGGGCGACGGCGCATCCTGGACCCGCGACCAGGACACCAGCGACGTTGAGTCCTACGGCTACGCAGAGCCGACCCGCCGCGACATCACCAAGGACGTCAACGGCCTCGCGTTCACCATGCAGGAATCCAAGAAGACGGTCATGGAGCTGTACCACGGCCTCGACCTGACCGCGATCACCACGGACGCGGACGGGAACTTCTTCTTCGACAAGGCATCCCGGCCGGTGCAGCGCCGCTATCGCGTCTTTGCCCTGGGCAAGGACGGCGACGGCCCTGACGCCGTCTACTGCCTGCGCTGGCTGCCGAACGCCCAGGTAACCGAGTCCGGCGAGCAGGCCTGGTCCGAAGGCGACGAAGTCAAGTACCCGTCAACCCTGACGGCCTACACCGACCCCACGTTCGGTACCTCGTTCCGCGAGATCTGGGGCGGCCCGGGACTCGACCACACGGCGATGGGCTTCCCGGCCCCCGCCTAACCGACTGGCGGCCCCGGCTCCTTGGTGGGCCAGCCGGGGCCGCCTTCACCACGGCCCGCCAAACCCCCGCAACAAACTCATGAAAGGTGCCCCCAGATGGCCGAAACCGAAAAGCAGGCAGTCCTCGTTTCCCCCGATGGCGCTCGCGAGTGGACACCGGAGGACGCCGCCCAGGCGACCAACCTCCGCGCTCGCGGCTGGTCACCGAAGACGACAAAGCCCGCGTCGAAGACCACCACCAAGTAACCAAACGAAAGGCCCACCACCATGACACAGAAGCAGTTCAAGCGCTGGGACCAGTACGTCGAGGAAGCGAAGCATGACGCCTTCGAGCTCCCAGTCTCCGAAAAGGAAACGCTCATCATCGAAGCGCCCACTGGCGCGTCCCTGATCCAGTGGGCACGCGCCTACAGGTCAAACGACGCCGAGGTCATGCTTGCCGTCCTGTGCGGCGATCAGTGGCCGCGGGTTGAGCAGCTGCTCGCCCAGGCCGGGCATAAGGCGATGGAGAACCTCATCACCGACATGATGATCCACTTCGACCTCGCGGAAGACATGACGCTCATCGGCCCGGGCGGCGGAAAGGTCACTGAGAAGGACCCGCGCAAGATCCGCCTCCTGCTGAAGCAGGGATACCGACTCGAGGGGGAAGCCGTTTCCCGTACCTAGTCGCGACCGTTGACAGGTACGGGGATGAGATCGAGTACGACCTGCATCAGATGGGGTTGGACCTGATCGATTTCTTCCGTGGCCGGCACTCCTGGCGGAAGCTGTCGAACCTTGTTCGGCAGCTTCCGTCCTCGTCCCGGACCATCGAAGCGATGGCCGACGACGACGAGATGGCCGACATGATGATGGACGCCCCCAAGGCCGCCGATACAGGCCCGCGTCTGTCCGAGTACACGCCGGAAGTCGCCCGGCTGGACGTCCTCGTGGACAGGCTCAGCGAGCTGATCTCCGCGACTATCCAGGTGCATGGCGGCAAGGCTCCGCGAATACGCCCGGCGAAGCGGCCGGAGACGGCGTTCTCACGCGCCGAAAAGCGGCGCACGGAGCAGCGCATCAGTTCACTAATCGCAGAGGTTGAGGCAGCCCAGGAACGGGCGTCAACCGCACAAAACTGAAAACGGGAGGCCCCACCTTGGCACAGGCACAGGACGCTGTATGGCTTCCGGTACTCCCGAGCATGAAGGGCTTCGGGCCCGCGCTAGTCAAGGGCGCGGGCTCCGAGGCTGACAAGGCCGGCAAGGGCGTCGGGGCGAAGCTGGGAACGGCCATCGTCGGCGGCGTCGCGCTCGCCGGCGCTGGTCTCGCAGCAGCTGGCACGGCGCTGTACAAGGTGGGTGAAGTCTTTGACGACGTCACGGACACCATCCGGACCGGAACGGGCGCCACGGGCAAGACCCTGGATGGGCTTGTCGGCATAGCGAAGTCAGTCGGGACGAAGGTCCCAGCCGATTTCTCGAAGATCGGCTCTGTCGTCGCCGACGTGAACACCCGAATGGGCTTGTCCGGGGCGACTCTGGAAACGGTGGCCTCGCAGTACCTCGAAGCCGGGCGCGTGCTGGGCGAGGACGTGGACGTGAACAAGACATCCGCCGCGTTCAGCGCCTTCCAGATCAAGGGCGACGACGTGTCAGGTGCCCTCGATCACCTCTTCCAGGTGTCACAGGCGACCGGCGTCGGCATGAACGAGCTGGCGGACGCCGCAGCAAAGAACGCCCCCGCGATGCAGACCCTCGGGTTCTCCTTCCAGGAGACCGCGGCAATGGCAGGGTCTCTCGACAAGGCCGGCCTGAACAGTAGCGCCATCATGGCATCAATGTCCAAGGGCCTCGTCACCCTGGCGAAAGACGGCGAGAAGCCCGCAGACGCATTCAAGCGGGTGCAGGGCGAGATCGCCGGATTCATCAAGTCCGGGGATGACGCCGGCGCACTGAATCTCGCATCCAAGGTGTTCGGCACCCGAGGCGCAACTCAGTTCATCGGGGCGATAAAGTCCGGCGCCCTGAACCTGGACAACATGTCCAAGGCCGCCGGCCAGACCGGTGACACCATCCTCGGCGTCGGCAAGGACACCGCAGACTTCGCCGAGCAATGGCAGCTGTTCAAGAACCGAGTGCTCGTCTGGCTCGAACCGCTCGGATCGAAGGTCTTCGGCGCCCTCGGCACGGCCATGGGCGAGGTCAACGGCGCCGTGATGGCATTCGGAGAAGCGTGGAAGGCCAACGACGGGGACATCACGTCCTCTGGCCTGCCTGGCTTCTTCGAGAAGCTGGCGTTCATCGCCCATGACGTGTTCGACCGCATCCGCGTCGCAGCAGCACCCTTTGTCGATCTGTTCGCGAAGACCTTCTCGACCCTCGCCCCGATGTTCGCACCTCTCATCCCGATGCTCTTCCAGGTCGTCTCGGCGTTCTCGCCGCTCAGCATCATCCTCAAGGCCCTCGCCCCGGTCCTGCCACAGGTGGCCAACCTCGTGCGCATCCTAGGCGCGGTGCTGGCCGGCGCGCTGGCCAAGGTCCTGCCGACAATCACAGGCCTGATCAGCTCCCTTATCGGGACCCTGTCGGGGGCCTTCATGGCGCTGATGCCGGTAGTCGTCAAGCTCGTCGGCGCGCTCGCCGGGATGTTCGCGCAGCTGATGCCGGTAGTGGCTCAGGTCATCCAGGCGCTGGCGCCGCTCATCGCGCAGCTGGTCGGGGCGTTGGCGCCGATCATCGTGAACCTCGTGTCCACGGTGCTACCCCCGGTGATCGATGCCTTCATGGCGATCGTTGGCGCGGTAGCGCCGCTGGTGTCCGTGATCCTCGCAGCGCTGATCCCGGCGATTCAGTTCCTCATGCCTATCGTCCAGGTCGCGTTCGCGATTATCGCCCAGGTGATCAAGGTCGCGGTCGGGATCGTTACGGGCATCATCGTCGGCCTGATCGGGTTCATTCGGGACGTCCTCGCGCCCGTGTTCCTCTGGCTCTACCAGAACGTGATCGCGCCTGCGTGGGCGGGCATTCAGGCAGCTGTGCAGGCAGTGGTGGGCTGGTTTATGAACAGCGCCCTGCCGGTGATCCAGACTGTGATCGCCGCGGTCGGGGCTGTGTTCTCCTGGCTTTACAACAACATCGTGAAGCCGGTGTTCGGGTTCATCGCCGGCGCAGTGAATGCCGCATGGTTGGTCATTAGCTGGATCTTCCAGGCGCTCGTCGCGGTGGTCCAGCGTGTGCTCGGTCCGGTGTTCAACTGGCTGTGGACCGCGGTTATCAAGCCGGTGTTCGATTTCATTGGGGGAGCGATCTCCTTCTGGTGGAACAACATCGTCCTGCCGGTGTTCAACGCGGTCTGGGGGTTCCTCAAGAACACCCTGGGCCCGGTCTTCGACTGGCTCTGGAAGAGCGCGATCAAGCCGGCGTTTGACGGCATCGGCTCGGCGATCAAGTGGGTCTGGGACAACGTCATCAAGCCCGTGTTCGACACCCTCAACAACTTCATCACGAAGACCATTCCGAAGGCCTTCGAGAACGGCGTCGGCTTCATCAAGACGGCCTGGGAGAAGCTGCAGGAGATCGCCAAGGCCCCGGTCCGGTTCGTCGTCAACACCGTGATCAACGACGGGCTGATCAACGGGCTGAACGGCATTGGCGGTTTCCTCGGGCTGAAGCCGCTCCCCAGAGTGGCACTGCCGGCAGGGTTCGCTGACGGCGGCTACACGGGCAATGGCGGGAAGTACGAGCCTAAAGGCGTCGTGCACGGCGGCGAGTTCGTGTTCACGAAGGAGCAAACCAGCCGAGCCGGCGTCCGGAACCTGTACGCCATGGCGAAGGCACTGACCGGCTACGCGACGGGCGGCTTCGTGAACCCCCTCAAGCGCATGGTGCTGACCCAGGGCTGGAACCACGTACACAAGGGCATCGACCTTGCGGCTGAGGTCGGAACGCCCGTGTACGCGAGCCAGGACGGCGTCGTGACGCACGCCGGCCCCGGCGCTCGCGCTCCGGGCGTCTGGGGTGGACAGGAGGTCCACGTCCTCGGCAACGGGATCGAGGCGTGGTTCGCGCACCTGTCCCGGATCGGCGTGAAGCTCGGCCAGAAGGTCCGGGCCGGGCAGCAGATCGCCGACTCGGGCAACACCGGCATCACGTCGGGGCCGCACCTGCACTTCGGAATGTTCCGGGGCGGGTGGCCGAACGACATCAACCCGCTGGCTTACCTCAGCGGTGCAGGAGTGCCGGACGGCAAGCCGTGGAACCCCATCGCGGACATCGTCAACGGGCTGCTGAACAAGTTCAAGGAGGCGTTCCCGGCGGCTGCCTACTTCGCTGACCTCGCCATCGGGGCCGGCAAGAAGCTGCTGGACGGCGCCGCGGACTTCGTCACCGGCCGATCGAACGACGGAGACGCCATTGGGGCGCCTTTCCTGCACGACCAGGGCGGCGTGCTGAACCCCGGACTGTCGATGATCCTGAACCGCACACGGAAGCCAGAGGCGATCTATAACCACGAGCAGAACCAAGCGCTGCAGGCGCTCGCTGCACGTGGCGCGCAGGGCGGTTCGGGTGACGTGATCATCAAGGGAAACGTGGGCTGGATGCCGGACCAGGTTGCCAGGGAGATCGAAGCGGAGAAGCGGAGGCATCAGGTAGTGGCCGGGATGAACGGGATGGTGATGGTCGGATGACGAACCTCATATTCACCGATCCGCCCGTAGCCCCGCCACCGCCTGTGTCGCCGTGGCGCCGGGCGGTGATGTCATGGCGCGGCTGGGACGGCAGCGAATGGGACCTGACGAACCCTCAGTCCGGTGTTTTCCTGACGGGCGACATTGAAGGTCTCGGCTCACCAACCCACCAGGCGTGGGTGGGTGAGTCGCCGGCGGTGCATGGCCAGTACTACCGGGGCCATGTGGTGGAGCCTCGGCCCGTGTTCTGGCCGACCTTCGTCTATTCGGACGAGGGAACCGACGAGTGGGTGGAGCTCGACAAGGCGTTCTGGCGGACTCTGCAGCCGGGCAAGCACGGGACCTGGACTGTCGGGAAGCGTTCGTTGTCGTGCCGGTTCGTGGATGACGGAAACCATGCGTTCCCGAAGGACCCATTGTTTAGGGGCTGGGCCGCGTACGGCGTGAGACTGATCGCCGACAACCCGTTCTGGACGGGTGAGCCGGCACGACGATATTGGGACCAAGGAGCGGGCGGGAACGCCTTCGACGCGGGGCCTGATGGGGCGCTGGTCATTAGCAGCGGCTCGCAGCTGTCCACGGCCAAGATGACGAACGAGGGAGACCTCGAAGCGTGGCCTGTGTGGACCATCAAGGGCCCGCTGACGAGCGTCACGGTCGGCGTGGACGGCGCCACGGTTCAGTGGAACGTGACTCTGGACGCCGACGACATCCTGGTCATCGACACGGACCCGCAAGTGCAGTCCGCCTGGCTGAACGGCGTTGACGTCACCGACCAGTTGGGCACGGCCGACTTCGCACCGATCCCGTCCGGCCTCGAACTGCCCTTGTCCCTGACGATGGCAGGCACCGGATCTGTCGAAGCGGTCATCACGCCGCGCTACTACAGGGCATGGTGATCATGGACGGACTGAAAATCACGGTCTATGACAAGGACTTCCAGCGGAAGGGCTGGCTCGGGAACCCCGAGTCAGTCACCGCAACCCCCGTATTTCCCATCGGGGGCGAAGCCAAGGTCACCTTCCCGACGGACCACCCACGGGCGGAATCCATACTCACCGAGGGCGCCCGTCTCGTCATCGAATACCCGGGGCTGGCGCTGCCCCTCATGACCGGGCCCGTAACCGAGGCTGAGGGGCAAGGGCCAAAGGGGCAAAGCAACGTCACGGTGACCGTCAAGGATGATTCCAACATCCTGTGGGAAACACTGGGCTGGCAGGTCCCAACGGCGGCCATCAGCGCGCAGAACACGGCGGAGTACCGGACCTACACCGGCAACGCGGAAACCATCGTCAAGACGATGGTTCAGGAACAGGCGATAACCCGATTGGGGCAGCCACTGACCATCGCTCCCAACCTGAACCGCGGCGCAGTCATCCCCGGCGGGGTGAAGGTCCGAATGCACCCACTCGCCGAACGGCTGTTCCCCGCGGTGGAGCAGGCAGGCCTCGGCGTGAGGGTCTACCAGTCCGGCGGCGGCCTCGTCCTGGACGTCTACGAACCACGCACCTACTCCAAGGTCATCAGCGAGGAAGCCGGCACGCTCCGCTCCTGGAAGTGGAACCGCGCCAACCCGACCGCCACACACGTCGTGGGCGGCGGCGCGGGCGAGGGGACCGCAAGGACTTTCCGAACGGCCACGGACACGGCGCTCGCCGATCTGTACGGGCGGAAGATCGAGGTCTTCGCCGATGCCCGCAACGGGCAGACGACGCAGGAGCTGGACCAGTCGAACAGTGAAGTGCTGTTCGAAGCGCAGCCCAAGAGCGGCCTCGAGCTGGAGCTGTCGGAAACGCCTTACTTCCGGTACGGGACCGTCATCGTCGGCGACAACGTGACCATGCGCGCCGGGACATTGCAGATCACCGACCTGCTCCGCTCGGCAACCATCAGCTGGACCAAGACGGACGGGCTCAAGGTCCAGCCCGTCGCGGGCAAGATCGAGAACTCCTCCGACGCGAAGGTCACCAGGGCAATCAAAACCCTCTGGCAGGGACTAACCAATCTGAAAGTGAGATAGCGCGTGACGATCACAACCGCCGGCTATGACGGCACCATTGACGAAGTCCAGCTGGCGGACATGCTTTACCGCTACTCGGTGGAGGGCCCCGACGACTTCAAGGCGACCACCCAGGCGGGTGACCGCATGGTCGCCATCGGTAACGGGACGGCCCTTGGCCCGGGCACCGTGGACGTCGCCACGAACCTGGCCCCCATCCAGTTCGCTGCGGCCGCGTCGGGTACCACCCGCTGGGATCTCGTGGCGCTCCGCCGGGACTGGCAGCCACCCGGTGGCCTCTCGGACGTCGTGATCATCCAGGGAGACGCCAGCCAGGACTACCCGGATGTGGGAACGGCGACGACGGCATGGAACCGCCGCCCGGGGATCATGGACGACCAGCCCCTTTACCTGCAGCAGGTCACCGGGACGCTGCTCGGGGCGCGCATCGACCTGCGCTGCTGGGAAGCGCACGGCGGCATGATCGCTGCGAATGAGAAGGCCCTCGACTACCTGGAACGGATCGGGGCGAGGGTGAAGGTCGGCGCCAACATCTGGTCTTACGAGGTCGTAAACGGCGTGGCGGGATGGGTGAAGACTCCGCCGGCCGCGGTCGTCAAGTCCGGGAAGACCACGATCCGCATCGGCGCCGGCGCCAGCTCGGCAACCAAGCTGATCGCCTTCACTGGGCCCGGAGGAGAGCTGACGCCTTTCTCGGCCGCGCCGGTCGTCGTGGTGTCGCTTGCCAGCAACATAGGCGGGGCAGCCTCCCAGCTGTTGGTGTCGGCGTACTCGGAGAGTACGGCGGGCTTCACAGCCAAGATCCAGACGAACGACAACGCGAACATCGGCACCACTTACGACATCAACGTGAGCTGGACGGCGGTGCTGTCGTGACCGGCGGGGCATCCGTTCCGAGGACGGCCAAGCACCGGGAGGAATAACGTGTGGACCCCCAGGTACTTGAACTCATCAAAACCGTGGGCGGCGTACTGCTGTCCACCGGCGGCGCTCTCGGCCTGTACCTCATCTTCCGCAAGATCGACGCGGAGATCCAGAAGGCCCTCCGCGAAGACATCGCTGCTCTGCGCAAGGAAAACCGTGATCTGCGCGCCGACCTTCGTAAAGCCGAAGGCCGTGACGAAGAAGAGGGAGACCCTGCATGAACGAGCATAGGGATCGCCTGGGATTCCCGCCGAGATGGCTGATGTTCCTGGCCGTCGTTATGTGCCTACTCGCAGTCCTGGCAGGCGTCGGGATTCTCGTCTATGACAAGGTCTCCGCCACCGCGGATAAGAACACCGCCCAGGCGAACACTCAGACCCTTGCGCAGGACATCCAGCGCGTGTGTCAGGAGCAGGGCAAGCTGCTGGTGCAGGACCGGGATCTCTGTGCGAAGGCAGACGCAGTGCAGGAGACTCCGACCGAGGCCCTGCCAGGACCCAAAGGTGACAAGGGCAACGACGGCGCCCCTGGGCCACGGGGATTACCGGGCGAGTCTGGCCCTGCCGGGCCCGCAGGCCCCGCCGGACCCCAAGGTCCGAAGGGCGACACAGGGCTGCGAGGCCTCCTCGGTTTAGACGGAGAAGACGGCGCGCCGGGTACGCCAGGACTCGCGGGAGCAGATGGTCCGCAGGGCCCAGCAGGTCCAGAAGGCCCAGCAGGACCGGCCGGCCCGACAGGGCCGCAAGGAGAGGCAGGGCCAGCGGGCCCTCAGGGAGCACCCGGCGCCGACTCGACCGTGCCAGGACCACAAGGACCCGCGGGACCGGCAGGGCCGGCAGGCGAACAAGGACCGCAAGGCGAGACCGGACCTCCACCGTCGCAGTTCACGTTCACGTGGGCCGGCACCACCTACTCATGCACCCCGAACCCTCCCGGATCCACCACCTACGCGTGCGATCCGGTCAACTCACCCCCACCAGTAATCGGAGTTGGACCATGACAAAGCAACCAGACGAAGAACAGCCCTACGTGGACCCGCACCACCGGGTGCCCGACGACCAGTGGGCGCAGGTCGTCAACGACGCGCAGCGGTTCCGCGCCGAGTCTGACGAAAGCGAGACGGAGTAATGGTTTCGCCCATCATCAAGATGCCCAACACGGAGAAGCAGTCGGGCATCTCCGGTATCCCCACGCAGCTGCTGGTCCTCCACTCTGGGGAGTGCCCGCTCCGCGGCGGCTACGCACAGTCGCTCACCACTTGGGCCAACGTGCCGCTGCGCCAGGGCGGCCCCGAAGCCAGCTGGCACTGGTTCGTGGACCCCATCGCCATCGTGAGCATGGTGGACCCCCAGTACGCCGCCTGGCACGCCTCCGAAGCCAACCCCATGTCCGAAGGATTCGAACAGGGCGGCTACGCCCGGTTCACCCGCGCCGAGTGGCTCACGCCCGAAGGCGTCAAGCAGATGGACAATCTCGCATGGCTCATGGCCCAGCGCGCCAAGGCCAACAACATCCCCGCCGTGTGGCTCAGCACCGACCAGATCACCCGCGTGACCACCTACGGGGACCGCGCAACCAAGGGCTTCGCCACGCACCGGCAGATCGACCCAGAGACCCGAACCGACCCCGGCGACGGCTACCCCTACGACCTGCTCATGGCCAAGGTCAAGGCCTACATGAGCGGGGCCATTACCACCCAAAGCAGCACGACGAACACAGGAGGGCTCACCGTGGCCGACATCAACAGCCTCACTAAGCAGCTCAACGACATCAAAGCCATGCTGGCGCCGATCAACACCAGCTCCGGCCCAGTGGAGCTCCGGCAGTTCATCGCTGACGGCACCCGCGCCGCGCAGGCTGCCGAGAAGCAGACGGGACCGATCAACGTCACCGGCGGCCAGGAAGGCATCCGTGACTTCATCGCCAAGGGCACCCGCGCCGCGCAGGCATCCGCCGCCAAGCTCGCCGGACTGGAGGCCGCGCTCAAAGCCGTCGTCCAAGCCTCAGGGTCTCCCGTGGACCTCGAAGCCGTAACCGCAGCGGCGGAGGCGGGCGCCGCCAAGGCCCTGTCCAACCTGACCGCCACCGTCACCATTGAGCAGGAGGCCGCAAATGGGTGATCACTCCGCCGCACCCTCGTCCACCCAGCGCCGCTTCCCGTGGCGGGCCACCCTGCGGACCGCATTCCAGGCAGGAACAGCGCTCGCGGCCGGCGCCCCGCTCATCTACCAGGCGGCAACGGACCATGACCCGGCAGCAGCCACCGGCGCCGCCGGCGTCGCGCTCGCGGTGGCAGCAGGCATCACCCGCGTGATGGCGCTCCCGACCGTTGACACGTTCATCCGCCGCTTCCTGCCGTTCCTGGCACCGGACAACAAGGGGACCCCATGACCGACTACCCGTTCGACAACATCCTCGCCGTCGATGCGTCCGGCCCCGAGCTGCTCGGCGGCCTGCCCGTCATCCGGGTCGCATCGAACGCCCTGGTGACGCTGTTCGACGTGAACGACGCCACCAAAACGCCCGTCGCGCTGAAGACCGTGGACGGGCTGCCCATCCCCAACCCTGTCCAGGTCAACGCACTCGGCATGGGCCCGGCGCCCGTGGCGCAGTTCTGGCAGATCGGGTGGGAGGGCGGCGGACTCTCCGGCGTATTCACTTCCAACCTCGGGCTCCGCAACGAAACCCTGGCAGGTGTCGAGGCCGCTCAGGCCGCCCAGCTGGCCGCCGAGAACGCAGCGTCAACGGCAGGCACGGAAGCCGCGGCGGCGGCTTCCGCGGCGCTCGCCGGAGCCGTGTCGGATGCGCAGTCAGCGAGGGCTGACGCGGAGGCGGCAGCGGCCCTCGTGGGGGCCCCGGCGGGCGCCGCCATCGCGGCGGCAATCAATGGGAACCCCGAAGTACAAGGTGAACTTTCTGCCACTTATGCCAGCGCTTTTCCGGACTCCCAGGCGATCACTTACAACGCTGACGGGAGCGTGGCAACGGTGACTGAGAACGGCGTCACCACCACGTACACCTACAACTCTGATGGCACCGTAGCGACTGACACGCGGGCCGGCGTGACCCGGACCTACACCTACACCAACGGCAACCTGACCGGAATTGAGGCCGCCTGATGGACCCCGTAACACTTGGCATGGCGAAGGCTGACGCCAGCAAGAAGTACGCTCCGATGGGCGGCGCCGCGGCGGCGCTGATGTCCAAGCTCGAAGCGGGCAAAGAGAACGCCTCCATGGTCATCTTCGGCGACTCCACTGGCGACGAAACAAACATCGCCAACCGCTGGCCCCGCCGCACCGCGCAATGGCTGGCCGCCAAGTACCCCCAGTACACCGTGAACTTCCGGCACTGGGACAAGGTGAACGCCGACCTCACCCCGACCGGCTCCTACTCCGCGCTGGGCGCGGGCAAGTCCGAAGTGATCCAGACCGGCACCGGCACCGGAAACGCCGGCGGCCCGTTCGTCCTCGACATCTGGAACGGCTCCGCATCCGGATCGGCCCCGGCCTATAACCTCGCCGCCTCACGCTGGCAGGTCATGGCCATCCCCATCAGCCCCGTCCCCGACCTGGTGTTCATCAACCACGGCCACAACGCCGGGGGCTCCAGCGGCGCACAGTTCCGCTACCTGCTGATGCAGCTGACCCGCTCTGTGCAGAGCCTTTGGCCGCAGGCGGGGATCATCGTCACGGCGCAGAACCCGATGGGCGTCGGGGTGGGCGACTACGCTCTCGACCTCCAGAGGGCGCGTGCTGTCATCTCCCTGGCGGCCACCGAGGGCTACGGTCTGGTGAACATCCTCCAGACGTACCTGAATAACCCGAGCTACGACGCTCAGTGGCTCAACCCCGCGGACCATCTGCACCCGTCAGACGCGGGCAGTGTGGTCTGGACGAACGAGGTCACCAAGCAACTGGCAAGCTCCACCAGCGTTGTCCCGCAGGCGCCGAAGGCCCAGCGTGATTCGGTGTGGGTGCCGGCCTCTCAGTTCGCTGCATTCTCCACCGGAATGACTGCCCAGCCGACGCTCGCCGTGGTGAATGATCAGGCGCAGATGTGGGGCTTCCCCGCCGCTCAGTTGTCCTCGGTCATCGCTGATGTATCCCTGCCGACACACTGGACCACGTTCGACGCATACCTGCTGTGGTGCGTGGCCAGCACGAGCGGCAAGACCGCTTCCACCGTCGTGTCCTGGCGACTGCTGCGGCAGACGGTCATGACGCCCAAGGCTTACCCAATGGGTGCCGGTGTGCAGATTCCCAGCGCGTGGGTGGACCCCGGCGTGCAGAGCCGCAACCCGTCCAACGGCACCGCCTACCAGACGGTGACCTCGCTCATTGCTCAGCAGTCCTCGGCGCTGGAACGTGTGCAGGCAGTACGACTCCAGAGGAATGGCAACAACGGCACGGACAACATCGCGGAAACCGCCTACGTGCGCGGCGTCCTGTTCGTCCAGTCGTCCTAGCGGCGGGCAGGGATGACGTAGGAAGGGCGGTTCGGCCTAGTTGGGATCGGCTGCTGAGGTTCTTCGACCGCAGCAGGCTTCACCGCACTGGCCGCGACAACAAGAGTCGCGGCCAGTGCGATGGACAGCGCGAAGCCCTTGTCTTCAGTGGGTGCGCCGAACGGCAGCAAGGCGATCCAGACGACGAACGCGCCGCGAACTGCCGTGTTCTCAAGAAGCCACCGGCCGTCCTGCTTCCGGACGAAAGCCTTGACGATCATCAGGATGGCAATCACCAGCACAGCGGTGCCGATGATGCCGAACTTGGCCGGGTAGACGGCGAAGGTATCAAGGGTGAAGTTAGCCGGCGCTGAGTTCGGATTGGGATTGGGGAAGTAGACGCCCAGGCCCTGCCCCAGCAACGGGCTCTCGTTGAAGATCTCCATGCAGTACTGGCGGGCGCGTTCCCGGATGAGCCCGGAATTGTCTTGGGCGAATCCAAGCTGGATGGTCCGGAGCATCAGATCGATCCGCTCCTGGACGAACTGTTCAGAGGACAACCACGCTCCGGCTATCGGGAGGGCGGCGGCGATTGTGGCAGCGCCCAGAGCAACGCCGAAGAGCGCCTTCGACAGCCTGACCCGGCACTTTCGCACCGCTCCGATAATACCGAGCAGCACGAGTGAAAGAACGAAGCCTGTCCGCGTCCCGGTGACGAGGACCGCGACAAGCATGAGTGGCGCGAAGATGAGCCATTGGAGCTTGATGTCACGGCGCCCCAGACCCAGGACAAGGGACAGCGCGAGGGGCAGTGTAATGGCCACCATCGAACCGAGAATGAAACCCTGGGATTCTTCGACGTCGCCAAACCCGCGCTTGTTGACCCATGTGACGGCGAAGCCCGCGGCTGCCAGAAGGCCAGCGGCTAGTGTCGCCAGTCGGGCGAATTTCAAGCTCACGAACCGGCCAGCGTCCGCGCCGATGACTACCGCTGCGCTGATGAGCAGGTATGTCAGGGCATCCCTAGCCCACATTGCGATGGGCACGCCGTTGAATACGACAGACTGGATCAGTGTCGGGACGGCGATCCACCCTGCAAGCAGCGCCGCGCCTACCAGTGCCGGTCGCACCTTCTGTCGCCATTCAGGGTCAGCGTCCTTGTGAAGGCTATAGAGGGCTGCGGCAGTCGAGAAGGCCACGCCGCCCATGTAGCCGAGCTTCTGAATGCTCAGGCCATCGCTGGACTGGAATACGAAGAACGCGCCGAAGACGAAGAACAGCAGCCGGAACCAAGGCTTCGTCAGTCCATACAGAACGACGGCGGCCGGAAGTGCAAGCAACGTGATCGGCGCGAAGATGGCGGCGAGGACAACAGCTGCAACGACGCCAAGGGTTGCTGCGTACCAGCCGAATCCATAGCGCCAGTCAGAAGAGTCGAAGAGCTTTCCCCCAGAAGTCATGTCGCCAATTCTACGGCCCGCTTACGGGTAGGCTTGAATGGTCCCCCCGGACAGGCCCTCGCCAGCATTACGTGCTGTCGGGGGTTTTCTTTTGGGCTCCATAAGACCGGTTAAGTGCCCCAACAGTAACGGCCCCCAGCCATCGCGGCTGGGGGCCGTTTTTTCGTTGCCGACCTGGGCGGCTCCGGATGGGCGCCAGGGCGAGGCGTGCGGGTCGGGGAGGGCGGCGGCGGATGCCGATAGTGCCGTCATATAAAAATAATGACCGTAATTTTCTAGGTCTAGCACGTCAGTCAATACCTATACTACAAACTTTCAAAAACCGACAGGACGACGCCGCGCCTCCGCCCTGTGCTGGCGCGGTTTCCGCGCTCGCCGAGCTGGCCACCGCCGGCGCCACCCCCTTGGGCTCGCGGCACTTTCGGCGTATGGTGATAGCTTCCTCCCAAAAACGACGGCGGCCCCGCCAGTGTTGGAGCACTGACAGGGCCTATGCCGCCATCCATTCACCGGTAAGAGCTATGGAGACGACATGGAGAACACTACCCTCATTGGCCTGCCCAAGGCACGCATCACGACACCTGCCGAGCTGGCCGCCGCCGGCTACCTCGCCCGCTACAGCGGCGGCACCCGGGAGTCTTACCGGGTCTCGCTGAAGATTCTGTGGGACTGGTGCGCCGGCCTCGGCGTGGACCCGCTGGAAGGGATGCGGCGCCCGGTGCTGGAGATGTTCGCCCGCTACCTCGAAGAGGAGCGGCACAACGCCCCCACCACGGTGGCGCACCATCTGTCCATCATCAAGGGCTTCTACAGCTTCGCCGAGATCGACGGCTACATCGACCGTTCCCCGGCCGCTCACATCCGGATGCCCCGCGTATATAGGGACGAGTCCAAGACGCTGGGCCTTGACCGCATGGAGCTGGGCTCACTGATCCAGACCGCCAGGGCCTCGCACGTCCAGGATGCAGCGCTCATCACCCTGATGGGCATGCTGGGCCTGCGCGTCTCCGAGGCGTGCAACGTGAAGATCGAGGACTACCAGCAGATCGAGCGCGGCCACCGCGTGCTGCGCCTCGTGGGCAAGGGCGGCAAGCCGGCCACCATCCCGCTGCCCGTGCCGGTCATCCGCGCCCTGGACGCCGCCGCGGGGGAGCGGACGTCCGGGCCCCTGCTCCTGCGCCGCAGGTCCGGCCTGCCCATGAACCGGAAGGCCGCAGCGCTCGCGGTGGAGCGGCTGTGCAAGAAGGCCGGCATCACCAAGAAGATCAGCCCGCACTCCCTGCGGCACTCCTACGTAACTGCTTGCCTTGACGCGGGCGTTCCGCTGCGCGACGTCCAGGTGGCTGCCCGCCACTCGGACCCGAGGATCACCGCACGATACGACCGTGCCAGGCATAACCACGACCGGCATGCGAACCACACGGTGGCTGCTTTCCTCGCTGGCGCCGCGTGATTCTGGTCTATCAGCCGATGGTGAGACTAGAGCACAGTCATGCTAGTGACTAGTGCCGAGTCTCACCATCGGGGCCGGACGACGACTTTCGCTCGGGGCCGCCCGGGGCTGACTTCGACATACTCAATCAGCCGGGAAAGGATGTCTCGGCGCGATTCGACCGGGAGTACGGGCCATGCCTTGAGCAGCTCGGGCGCGATGATGGCGGCTGGCTTGGAGACAGTGGTGGACGCGTCGTGCAGGGCCTTCTCCAACGTCTTACGCTGGTCCAGGTTCTCATCCCGCAACCGCTCATAGGTGGCCTGGGGAATGGTGCCGTCAAGCATCTTGTTTGTCAGCTGGTCGAGGCGGGCGTCGAGCTTGAGCAGCTGCCGCGCGATCTTGGCACTCTGGTCTCCGGCGGCTTTGGTCTGCTTAGTCATCTTTGCGGCCTGGCCAGCAGCGGCATCGACGTCTGCAGCGACTTCGGTAAGCCATTCAAAGACCGCCCGTTCGACGTAGTCGGTCATCACATAGCCGCCACTGTGGGTCTGCTTGTCCGCCGATGCTTTGCACCGGTATTTCGGCTTGCGGTCTGCGCCGAACTGGCCGGCGTTCATTCTGGATCCGCAGGAGCAGCGGATCAAGCCGGACAGTAGATAGGGCGAACGCTCGGACGTGCGGTTCACGCGTCGAGTCTCGCGCCGCGACAGGTACTCCTCCCATTCGGCCGCAGTGATCACTGGCTCATGGACACCGGGGATGCGCTCGCCGTGACGGGTGATGAAGCCGGCGCCGAAGCCCTGGTCGAGGATGCGGCGGAGGGTGCGGGCGGACCAGAGGCCGTCAGAGCTGACGCCGTAGCCGGTTACGGGCCGGATCGGGCCGTCGTTGAGGTACTTGACCAGGGAGTAGACGGATTGGCCGCTCAGGTAGCGGCGGTACAGGTCAGCAAGGACGGGCCCTGTGATCGGGTCGGGACTGAAGCCTTCACCCTTGGTGTACTGGTAGCCGAACCGGGGTTTGCCGTTGGCGGGGAGGCCCTGGCGGACGCGTCGCTCGTGGGTTTCTTTCCAGATGTCGCCGATGCGTTCGGACTCGAAGGCGGCGAACTCGGTGAGCATGCCGCGGGCGAGGCGGCCGGCGGAGGTGGAGACGTCGAGCGGCTCGGTCGCGGATTCGATGCGGCCGCCGGCGCTTTCGACCTTGTCGGCGGCTACGGCCCAGTCGAGCCGGGAGCGGCTCAGGCGGCTCCACTTCCAGAGCACGATGACATCGGCCTCTTTGGACTCGATCATGCCCATGACGCGGAGGACGGCGGGCCGTTTCCATGTGCGGCCGGAGATCCCGGGGTCTGCTTCGACGGCAGTGATGGTGTAGCCGCGCTGCTTGCAATACTCGCGCCCGGCCGTCTCCTGCAGCTCCAGGCTGATGGAGTCCTCTCGGGCTACGGACTGCCGCAGGTAGAGGACTGCGCGCATTACTTCTTTCCGTTCATTTCGTGGGGGAGGACTAGAGCTCTGGCAGTTCGATGCCGAGCACCTTGCTGATGGCCTCAACGTCGTTCAGGGAGAAGGGTGCTTCGTCCCGCAGTCGCTTGCCCATGTAGCTTCGGGAGATTCCAGTCGCGGCGGCGAGGGCCTTCGCGGTCACGCGCTCACGGGCCATGACCATCCGGACATGCGCGGAAAAGGCGCGTGCCAGCGCTCCGGGTTCAGGTTGCTTTCCGCTTGGCACAATCATGGACACTACCCGCTTCCTAGGCTCTAAAACCCCAAGGGCGCAGAATAACCTCATATGGCCCCTTGTGCCCCATATGGGGCATACTCACGGTACCCCCTTGCGGCGCTCAGAGATAGGGATGCTTCGAAGTCGTGCCCCATATGGGGCACAATGTCCCTAGGGGAGAGCTCATGCAGTCGGGCTGAATCCTGCATGTCATCGGCATGCTTTATGGTTCAATCAATTAGCACATATATTCGAGTCTGGGGAAGAAATATGGAGTTCGAGCACGTAGTGCAGCTGGCCAGGGACACGCCGACGAGTGCCCTCTGCGAAGCGTTGGGGGTAAGCGCACGTGAGGTGAAGAGCCTTAAAAGAGGCGAACGCCCCATGACCATTCGAGAGGCTGGGGCGCTCGCTGACCTGCATGGGATGCAATTACTGGACGTTCTCGCCGTCTAGGCGTCGCTGTGCTCGGCTTGCCAATTCGACCATTGACAGGCCGAGCGCTTTGGCGATCTCGGCGAACGCCGGCAGTGGAATGTCTCGCTGCCCGGAAAGGTACCGGTAGAGCGTGCTGCTGACAATGCCGGTCGCTCGGGACAGGTCGGACTGCTTCCAGTCCCTGGCTGCCATCTCAGCCTTTATTTGGGTAGCCATGGCAGCCTGAATGTCCGTTCCGTATGTTCCCATGCGGCAACGATATCCGCCATTTGGGAAAGTTAACAAGTCGACTTACCTAATCCTGCGCAGATCTTGAGCATGCTTTCGCCGGTCACCGAACAGGTGCACTACGCAAGACGCGGGGTCAACCGTAGCGAGTACGCAGTTTTTCCGCAGGACACTACTTGCTTTTCTCCCATACGGGAGATAACTTGTCCGTATGGCAAGCAACGTAAGCGCAATCAGCGCAGCAACCAACCGCAACATCATGCTGGGGATCCTGGATAAGGGCACCACCAAAAATGCGATCGCCATCAAAGCGGGAATCGCTCCCAACACCTTCTACCGCAAACTCAACTCCTGCGAAGACTTCACCCTCCGCGAGCTGGGCCAGATCGCCAGCGCCCTCGACCTCAAGCTCGCTGACATGGTCAAGGACGTCGCATAGCGATGGCCACCCAGGTCTCCCGCCCACTGGCGCCGGGCACTGAACGCCCCACACGCGAGCAATGCATCGCGGAAGCCGGCTACGTACTCGCGATGGCGCTCCGGGCGCTCGCCGAGGAGAAGCAAGCGGCATAGGTCTCGCGCCGGAATCGGCGTGGACGTAAGGAGGGCGGCCCAGTGCCATTCCGCCAAGAAAACCACTGGACCGCCCGATGACAACCCAAGAGCCAGGCCCTTTTGCACGGGTCACCTGGCTCTCGAATCAGAATCGAGTTTATCAATGGACGTTCTACGTTCACAGGGGGAATCGGCCGCCGGCATGAGCCGCGAGGAGGCGTTCGCGGCCTGCACCGCCGATTCCTACGTCGAGTTTTACGGCGGCCGGTGGATGGTTGTCCCGTTTGCTCCGGTAGCCCAGCCCGCGTTCTTCACTTGCACACCGAAGAGGGACGAGGCCGCACGATGAGCAACGACCTTCCCCGCAGCCTTTACTTCGGCGCCGAAGACTGGCTGGCAGCAAAGCCCGGCATCACGGACCAAGATCTGGCCCACGTCCGCAACCAGCGGCACCAGCTCGTGGGACACGTGACCCACAAGGCAGAGAAGCTCCTCGCCGCCGTGCGGACGCTGAGGGACTTCGACACCACGGGCAACGCCAGCGCCGCCCTTGACCACATCGAAGCGATCCGCGACGACCTGCAGAAGCTCACAACCAACCTGGTCACTGACGTCGAGGACGCCGAGGCCCGGTACGACCAGCACTCCACCCCTGAGACCCCGGCAGTCGCCGTCGAGCCAACCCCCCAGGCTCCGGCGGCTGCCGGCACCAAACCCACCCCGCTCACCGTCGCCCAGGGCGTGGAGTCGATCATCAACTCCGCGCTGGACGCGGCGGAACGAAACCGCCGAGTTGGCGTCCGATGAGCAAGCCACGCATAAAGCGCTTCGCCGTCGTGCAACCGATCGGGCACCGGCCATTCAAGGACCGGGCTGACCTGGACTTCCGCGATAACGCAGAACTCGCCACGCAGCTGGTGATGTACGCCCGCGGCAAGTGGCCGGCACCACAACAGCTGGTCGTGGATACGCACGCGCAGCAGATCCTCGTGGACGGCACGCCCCGGGCGAACTACTCCCTCCATGAGTACCGGCCAGGGACGGGCTAGTGAGAGGCCCATCCCCGCGGGTCGGCCGGAATCGCCGCCGCGTCTGCCTCTACCTCCCGTTCCTGGGCATCGGGGCGCTCGCCGTCCTGACGTCCTCACCCGTTTTCAACGGCGCTGACCTATTCGGCGTCTTCGCACTTTCAGTCGGCGCGGCCGGCTTCGTACACGAGACAGGAAAAGACCATGACTGAACAGCCAGTCGAGCACGAACAACAGTTCCTCGGGAACCCCGTACCGCCGGCGACCCCGCTGCAGGCCTACCTCCCGAACGGCCACAGGCTCCCGCTGGCCAAGCCGAGCGCTATCGCTCAGCTGGACATCGCCGAGGCGGCCCGCGAGGAACTCGCGAAGGCGGCAGCTGCAACAAGCTATGGGCCTTACAGTTCAATAGCCCCCCGTGACCGGTTGCTGCTCGAAGCCGAGCAGCATGCCGCGGACGGAGTCGCCGCTCTCTCCAACGGCGAACTGGACGAGGGGATAGCTTGGCTTCAAGCCGCCCTCGCCTTCGCCAAGAACTACCGGCACGCCGTGCGGTTCGAGGTGACGGGGGAGTGAGCACCACATTCCAGGAACTGGCCATCGACCAGCTGGCGATCCACCCCAAGAACGTCCGCAAGGATCTCGGGATCGTCACCGACCTCGCCAACAGCATCAGCGCCCAGGGAATCATGCAGCCCCTCGTGGTGGCACCGGCCTTGGAAGCCAAGGCGCCAGGCTGGGAGACGCCGAGCCTCGACCGGAAGAAGTTCACCATCATCGCGGGCCACCGCCGGCACGCTGCCGCGCAGCTGGCCAACCTCCATGTCCTGCCGTGCGTCATCCGGGAGGACCTGGACACCGAGCCGAAGCAGCTCGAAGCGATGCTCGTTGAGAACACCCAGCGCGCTGACCTGACCCTGATGGAGGAAGCCCGCGGCTACCAAGCGCTCCTCGAGTTCCCCGGATACACCGTGAAGTCGGTAGCGAAGGCCACCGGGCGCTCGCAGAGCCTGGTGCGGTCACGCGTGGCACTGACCAAGCTGTCCGACGACGCGAAGGGCAAGATCGAGGAGCGCACCCTGAGCATTGAGCAGGCCTTGGTGCTGGTCGATTTCACTGACGATGAAGCTGCTACGCAGCGGCTTCTGCGCGTGGCGGACAAGCCCAATGACTGGGCCTTCGCTCTGGCCAAGGAGACCAAGACGAAGGCGTGGCTGGAGAACCTGCCGCGTCTCACGGCGGAGCTGCAGGGCGCCGGCGTGGAAATCGTGGAGCGTCCTGAGGGGCAGACGTGGCAGTGGACTGACTGGCGCGTGGCCTACCACGAGATGACTGTTGCCGAAGCTGTGGCTGACGGTTGGTCCGCGATCTGTGACGAGACCCAACCGGAAGTCACCTGGATCAAGGAACGGCCAAAGAACACGATCCCGGCGGTACCGGAGAGGACCCCGGAGCAGATCGCGGAACAAGTCCGCCAGAGCGAGCTGAACCGTGGGCTGGCAGTCGCCGCTCAGGTCCGGACGGCTTTCCTCAAGAACGCCATCCAGAAGCCTTCCGAGGACCGGACCCGGGACATGCTCGTGGACTACGTCCTGGAGCGGTGCAACCTCGGCGACCTCGCCGCCTGGCTCGACATCGACCACGAAGAGGTCGATGAGCAGGAAGTCGTAGACGCGATCGGCCAACTCAACGTCCACCAGCTGATCACGCTGATGCACATAGACCAGTTCGAACGCGAGATGTACATGGCCGAGCTGGGCGGATGGCGTGATGGCCTTCACTGGCAGTCCACGCAGACCTGGCGAGACAAGCTCGCTTCAGTCCACGGCTACCAGTGGACCGAGGCCGAGCAAGCAGCACTCAACTACCACGCAGAAAGGGAGACCAAAGACGATGAATAAGCACGGACTCACCCGCAACCCGGAGAACGAGCCGGTCTGCCGCTGCGGCTTCCGCCCGGACGTCCTCGACACCGTTGCACCCATCGGACGCGACTACCCCAGAGCCAGCGTGCAGCCCACCGCGGACGGCAAGTGGAAGCTGACCCTGTGGGACGCCCCCGAGGTCGAGCACGCACTGGCCGAGGACGAGTCAAAGTTTGACGCGCTGGCCGATGCCTACGACTACGGGGCACTCCGGATCGGCGCATGCCGTCAGTCGGGCACCAACCTGAACGGGATGGCAGTCGCATGAGCCCCAGGGTAGAGGCAAGCAAGCCAGACAAGGTCGAGCGCTGCGGCTCGTGCAACGGCGTCATCAACCAGATGACCGGTGAGTGCAGGTGCTCCTAATGACCGCGACAACAGTCATGCGCCGGCCGAAACCGAGCGACGATCCCCGCTGGCAGAAGCAGTGGCGCGTCGAACGCGCTCGGGGATTCAAGCGCCGGACCGATATCAGCCGGGCCCGGGTGCACATCCAGTCCCTGATGGCCAGCCACGGCGTCAGCTGCCGATCCATAGCTGAGGCAGCCGGGGTGTCTCCCAGCACGATCAACCTGATCGAGCGCGGCGAGGTCAACCTCGTCGGCGTGAAGTTTGAGAAGGCGATCCGGGCCGTCCGGGTGGAGGACATCTTCGAGCGGCCCAATCCTCGCGGCGCGGTCCCCATCATCGGGGCCCGCCGGCGGATTCAAGCTCTGATGGCGATCGGATGGCGGCACCAGGACCTGACTCCGTTGCTCGGCTTCCGCAGCGCGAACATCGTCCACCAGGGCGGGCACTGGGTGAGCCGCAAGAACCACGAGGCCGTCAAGGATCTGTACGACCGGCTCTGGAACCAGCGCGGCCCCGCCACGGCGCAGAGCATGAGCAGGATCGCCAAAGCCGGATACGCCCCACCGCTCGCCTGGGACGACGACAGCATTGACGACCCGAACGCCTCACCGGATCTCGGGGACGAGGTCCACAAACACGGGCCAGCAGCGGAAGACGCCGTCCGATTCTCGGAGACGCTCGTGGAGAACGTCGAGTTCCTCCTGCGAACGGGCATCGGATGGGCCGGCATCCCCGGACGCCTTGGCATGGAGCCGGCCGCCGTCGAAAGGTCCCTCTACCGCTCCGGCCGCCGAGACCTCGTAAGCCGCGCGAAGAACCTCGAAGACACCCGCGACTACGTTCGCGCCTCCTGACCCACCACTCATCGAAAGGAACACCATGGTCCAGATCATGTGGAAAGAGCCGCCGACCGAAGACCGGTCCAAGGCCGGCCTCATCATCGAACACCTCAAGCAGTTCCCCGGACGCTGGGCCCTCGTGCAGGAAGGCATGAAGTCCTCCGCAGGCTCAGCGACCTTCAAGAACAAGGGCTGCGAAGCGGTCTCCCGCCGCTCAGCCGACCTCAAGACCTGGGAAATTTACGCCCGCTGGCCCGTCAGCGAGGAGTACCCAGAGTGGGTGCCGCCGAAGCTCCCGGAGGAAGCCGCCAGGCCCGCTCCGGCATCCGCCAGCAAACAGGCTGTCCAGAAGGCCGTCGCAACGGGCACGGCTCTGAGGCCGCCCGCCCCGGCCCTCCCGCGGAAGCCAGCAGTCGCCGCACCGAACGACTTCGGCATGGCACAGTTCCGGGCCGATCGCGAAGCCCGCGGCGCTCGCAGCTAGCAAGACCTGGTGCCGTCCAGAAGCGCGGCGGCACCACCAAGGGCCTGATAGGCAACCCACCAGCCGCCAAGCCGATCCCCCCATAAGGCGAAGCCGCCGGGACCCGGTTCGAATCCGGGCGGGCCCCCTAAGGAAAAACCGAAGGCGAAGGAGCCTGCGATGTACCGCTGCAAGAAGTGCGGGCACCACCACATCCCGGACGAGGGGCTAGTTCCCTGCATGGGCACCAATTACGACGACGAGGGCGGCATCTCCCGATGCGGGTGCCGCCAGACCAACAAGGAACAGAGGGAAGCAGCATGACGAAGCTCAGCAGTTCACTACCCAAGGAATACGACGAGGACGGGCTCGGGTCCATCAACTCGGATCTGGTAGCTCGGCCGACCGACACGCAGATGGTGGTCGCAATGATCGACTGCAAGTCAGTCACTCGGGACATTGATACCGGGATCGACATTGCCACGGCTCGAATCCTCCACATCGAGCCGCTGCAGGAGCACGAGGCTGACGAGGCGCGGGAGCTGCTGAAGAACGCCCAGGAGCGCAGGACGGGTAAGCGGGCTATCCCGGGCATCGTTGACGGCAAGACCGGCGAGATCCTCCGCGACGGCACCGGAATCCGCGTGCTTAGGGCTGGCCAGTGAAGCCGCTCCTGAGCCCGGACTGCCGGGACAACAACCACAGCAAGTGCGACGGCGTTGCCTGGGACCTGGAAATCGACATGGCAAGCGCGTGCGAATGCGACTGCCAGTGCAACGGAAAAGCTGCCTTCACCATCTACCCACACTCGATGGAGGGGCAGTTGGAGGTGATCATCGACGGCGAAGGCACTATCAGAGGAACCCTCGGTGAGGCCGATCGCCTCGCCTGGGATAAGGCCTTGACGCGGCCGGAGCTCGCGGCGGAGTACTACCGAGCCACGGGCGGGATGGACGAGGTCAACTACGACCGCATGGGCCGGAACGACGTCGAGCCTATCCCGACCATCCTGCGTCGCTTCGCGACCTCCCATCACTACGACCACACGCCATGAGCGCCGAAGTCAGCCTGGAGATCCCCAGCAAGGACTTCGCGGAGCTGTCAGGCGAGGCCCGTAACGACTTTATGACCGTGAAGCGCTACGAGCTCCTGGACGAACTGGAAAAGGCGGTCATCGCGGCCGGCGGAACTTTCCAGATCAACAAGGTCCACCTGATGGCCGCGGAGAACGATAACCGACTACTCATCCAAGGAAGCCACCCATGACCACATCCATCTTCGACACCCGGGGCAAGCCCATCCGCTTGGACCTCCCGACGTACGCCGCGGCGCCGGTCATCTCCGATAGCGACATTGCCGTGAAGACGGCATGGGGGCTGTCCCTCACGCAGTGGATGGCACTGTCGGACCAGCAGCGCGCCTACTACCGGGAGAACGTCTCCAGCGCCCCGGCACTCGACACAAGGAGCGGTCGGCGTGGATAAGCGAGTAGAGGCCGCCGCTGAAGCCCTCCAGGAGAGCATCGGCGCCCGCATCGATCCCTTCCGCCGCCCGGAAGAGCTGGCCAGCCTGGGCGTTCGATCCTTCGACGCCGGAATGGCCCGCCGCGCTGCGATGGCAGACGCGCTCGCCGCTGCTGACGCCGTCATGTTCGGGCCGGTCAACATCGCACGCGTCGTCCGATCAACCGGCCTCTCCATCCAGTCCGTCAACGAGGTCATCCGGGAGCTGAAGAAGTGACGCAGGAAGACCTCGAAGCGGCGCTCATGGAGCACCAGCCAAAGACGGGCATCAGAGACCTACACCAGCACTGCACTTGTGGCTGGACAAGCGCAGTGCTCCGCCACGACTTCGTCCGGCACCAAGCGGCAGAGCTGTTCGCCTTGCTGAACACGAACACGAAAGAAGGACCCGCCGCATGGCTTGGGGAAGAACCGGAGACACCGCAGCTAACCACCCCGCCGCGCTCGCCGTCCTTGAACACGATGCCGTTGACGACCGGCTCCTCAACGAGGTCTACGGCTTCATCCACCGCTGCTCTTCCCAGTCGGCAGCGCACCTCACCGATTACGTAGTCAACCGCGGCACGGCCATCCAGATGGCCGGCATGTCCCGAGCCCAGGAGCTTATCGAGGTCGCGATCTTCGCCGGGCTCCTTACCGAAGTAGAAGTGGAGGTCAACGGAAGGCCACGCAAGGCATACAAGATCATTGACGACCCGGAGTTCATCCACCTCCGGACGCGGGAAGAAATCGAGTTCGAACGGCAACGAAAGACCGACAATGCCAACCCGGCGCTGATCGTACCTGTACGACTGCGCGACGGAGACGCCTGCCGCTACTGCGGCCTGGTCGTCAGCTTTGCTCCCGGTGTCCGGAAAGGCCGACTGGCCGGAACGTATGACCACCGCGAGCCTGGCAAAGCGGCAACTGTCGAGACCTACGTCGTCGCCTGCGGAGCATGCAACGCCGCCCGCTCGGACCACCCCAACGCCGACCAGACCATCCCGCTACTCCCGGCACCCATCAAGCCCTACTACTCAAAGCACACCATCGCATGGATCGAGTCCAACGATTGGGCGCAGCGCAACGGCCTCAAGGCCCCCAAGCCTCCGGCGCAGCAGCTCAAGCCCGGCTCTCCTACTGGCAACGGCACCACCCGGCCAGCAGTGATCGAGCCCCAGGCGCAGGACTCTCCAGCGGCACCGGAACCGCCATCTGCAGATAATCCGCAGATCCCAGCAGATTCCGCAGAAGGGCAGTGTGCCAGTTCTGGATTTACCGGGACGGGACGGGACGGGACGGGCAGGAGCGGGCAGGTAAGGGAAGAAGCACCAGACCCTGCCATCAGCAAACCCAAACGAAGAAGACGCCCCCGCAACCGAGGACGGAACTGAACATGCCTACCCAACGGCTTTCATCGCCTAACCCAATGAGTGAACAAGACTTCCAGACTGCTGTGATCGAACTGGCCACGCTCAACGGATACCGCCTTATCTACCACACACACGATTCCCGCCGGTCGGTCGCTGGCTTTCCGGATCTCGTCCTGGTCAGTGAGCATCGGCAGCGGGCCCTGTTCCGTGAGCTGAAGACGGACAAGGGCCGGCTGTCTCAGGAGCAGTTCGACTGGATCACGTCCATGCAGCTGGCCAAGCTCAACGCCGGCGTCTGGCGGCCTGAGGATCTGAAGAACGGCCATATCCTCAACGACCTGAGAGGCAAGGCATGACCACGTCCCTGGAGCTCGAAGATAAGTACCGGGTCACTGTCGCCGGCGCCGTCGTCCTGCTGCCGTACACCCTGGCCAAGAAGCAGACCACGTACCCCGATTGGTGCATCTTCCATGCCGAGGACCCTGCGAAGGCCGCGCCCGGAACGCATCTGTGCCTCGCCTGCATTGATTGGCTGAGGACGTCGCTGGAGGACATCGCGAAGTACTGGCCGGACCTGGAGGACGCACTGGCACCAGCGGGTGGACGTGCGGTCTCCTCGGAACGCGTCGGCGGCACGGGCGACCTGTACCCGCCGCTGCCGATCAACGGTGACGTCTCGGACATCATGAGGGACGCACGCCGTTCGGTCTGGCTCGCGGTCGGCCAGCTGGTGCAGGACCGGCCCGACCAGCGACTGCCGAGGGACCACAACACGAATGTGCTTGCCGACTGGCTGGCCCGGTGGCACGTGGAGTACTTGGCATCCCATCCCTCAGCGGATCACCTCGGGCTGGTCGGGCTGGATCTCGCGCGGGTGGTCCAGAAGATGAAAGACGCCGCCTACCAGTCCCCGCCGGTTGAGGTGGAGATCGATGGCGACTGCCACCAGCAGACGACCAACGCCGCGGGGGAGCGCGTGCCCTGCTCGGGCAAGGTCATGGCATGGACCCAGGGCGACGGCCGGCCAGTCATCCGCTGCAGCCTGGACATCACCCACCGCATACCGGCCGACCAGTGGTTCGCGACAGCCAAGCGCCGGGCAGCCCGCCCGGCCCGGGCAATGAACACCCTCAAGAAGAAGTACATGACCGGGAGGAAAGCATGATCCGCAAAATCGCCAAGGCAAACTGGGTCCACCGCTGCAGCACATGCGACTACACGTCTCGTCGGAGCGTGGACCTGTTCGGCGCCCAGGAAACCGAGCAGGGGCACCTGCGCAGTGCCGGACATAGGGCAGAGGTATTCATCCAAGCGTGCGTTGCCGCTGCCGAACCGCTGACCGCGTACATGGAGCGCATCCCAGGGGCATGGGGTCTGACGGCTCAGCAAGTGGGCCGGGCCCTGGCGCAGACCAAGGACGACTTCGGGATGGAAGCGTGAAGGGCCGCCGAGGCCTTGGCGCGTGGCTCTGCCGGCATGGCATCCACTGCTGGGAATCATGGGTGGGCTTCCACCCGACAGGGAGCTGGGCCACGAGGCGCGTATGCATCCGATGCGGGAAGGCGGAATGGGTATGAGCGGGCAAGAGACAGGGTGGGCGGCCCAGCAGATGGTCCTTCCAGTCAGCTGGTATGACACCGTCGCAACAGGATCGGGCGCCGAGTTCCCAGTGTCTGGAGACCAGACGGCAAGGGCAGACGCAGCGGCTCGCATCGGCAAGAAGCTGGGCATCGACCTCACCCCGTGGCAGGAGCAAGTGCTCAACGTCCAGATGCTTCGCCACGCCGACATACCGACCATCCCAAACATCCTTGACTTAGGCAGATAAATTATGGGGTGAGCTGGTGTTTCGCACCCACTCACAAACCAAGAGCCTCGACCGGTCAGCCGGCGGGGCTCTTCCCGTGTGTGCAGGAGGTAGCCGCGGTGAGCAAGAACGCCGGCCGCTCGGGCGGCCGATGGCGCGAACTGAAGGCGAACCAACGAGCGAAGCGTCTGCCTTGCTGGATCTGCAGGCAGCCGATCAACTACGAGGCCGGGCACAAGGACGACGACTCGTTCAGTGTCGATCACTTCAAGCACCGCTCGACTCACCCGCATCTCGCGGAAGATCCGGAGAACCTTCGAAGCGCGCATCTCCGGTGCAACAAGTCCCGGGGTGATCGAGATGCCCCGCCGGACCTCGGCGACACGGCCGGTCTCTGGTGATCCGCAGGGGTAGGGGCGTCTGAATCTCTGGGAGTTTTCGTCCCCGTCCACTTCGCCCGGTA